GCTGTTACTGCTGCCATTTTTAAAAGCTCCCATTAAACTTTATACCAGATTACATAATTGCTCTCGATAATCGATACGCCTCGATCATTTCCAATTTGAGAGTCTTCAACATATCCACTATCATTATCGTGAACTAGTGATTTGATTTGCACGCTTTCACTTGTTCCTGAATATCCTGCTAAAGCAGAATTGATTTTATTAGCTAAATCTTTAGCTCCCGCATAAGTATCTGCAATTGAACTTATATTTAATTCAGCACGGGTTAAGCTTTGGAAGCCGCCTAATCCTTGTTGCGGCTCAGTATTTTCTAACTCATATACTACAGCAGGGAAGCTACTTCCTTGCTGTCTCATATAGGGGTAAACCCTTCCTGAAACTAAAGCTTGGACATCACTATCATTAACAAGGATCGTACGTATTGCAGCTTCTACACCAGCCATTAGTTAACCGCCTTTACTGCTTGGATTGCTTTAATTAATTCAACTCTAAATTTTCTAATGCCTAAAGCTTTTTTAGCTGCAAAAGCATCAGTTGTATTATTAGTCCTAGTAATTTTACCCACCGGCATACGTCTCGCTCTTTTTCTAATTCCTTTTGCTTTCAAGCCCCACTTATCTTTTACTTCCCTCTCTTGAGTACCCCATTCAATCCAATGTGCATGAAAACCCTTCTTGCCTTTAGATTGGCCAAAAAATACTCGGCCGAATAAAAACTTACTCCTGCTTAAAAACTTCTTTTCAGTAGTTACTGATTTTCTCAAATTTCTTGTAGGACCAACAGGCGTTCTTCTCCTGACTTCTTTTCTAAACATAGCTAAGGTTTTTGTCATCGCCGTTCGCATAACTTTTTTGCCTACTTTTTTCTCGAACTTAACTAAAGCTTTATCTAATTCTTTCAAGCCTGTAACAGAAGTCCTGCTACGATCTTGCGTCATTCTTGCAAGTTCAAACTTAGGTCTTTCTCCAAGACTACCAAAGCCCATTAGTTAACTTCCTCTTTGCAAAGAATCGTAAAAAATTCATTGCGTTCTTCAAAGTTCAAAACAGATACAATTCCAAAAACACGACTTCCAAACAATAGCCTTTTCTTTGGCGATACGCTAGTGTTATATCTCATAACAATTCTATGAGTTACTATACCAGCTAAGCCTTCTCCAATATCACGTTCAGCCCCAGAAACAGAATCAATACTTGCAGAGACTGTTGTATCTGTTGACCATCCAGAAGTAGGCTCGCCATAGCTATCTAAAGTAGAGCTTTCACTTTGGATGCTTACTCTATGTCTTAATGCACCAGCTCGCATTAAAATACCTCAGGAACTTCATTTAAGCCTACAAGCATTTGAATACCTAATGGCAGCTCAGAAATTCTTGCGATCGTAGTAGCTTCGCGGTTTTCATAGAAGGATCCCACTAATAGTTTAATCGCTAACTTAATTTCTTCTGGTACATCACTTGCAGCGCCATAACCAGCGGTATAAACGATCGTAATTGCATTAGCCTGATCACGGATGTCAGGCCAATCAATGTTATATGCTCGTTGAATATTACCAGGAGCAGAGCTTATATCTACATCATAATTGCTTGCGCCCCACGTTTGCGTAGCTCCATCAGTATCTACATATTGGATGCTTGTAACTGAAATTGCAGGTGGACGTGGAAGATAAATCACACTAGGGAACTTATCATATTTCAACGTGATCGTTTGCGTAATAAAAGCTCTTCGCATTAGCTTTTCTAATGATTGCCGAGCCACGGTTATATAAGTTCCAATTAACGTGTCATCAGTGGAAGTATCAATTCGCAATTGGGTTTTTGCTTCTGCTACTGTTACTGGCTCTGATGTTGGAGCAGTAGTTATTTTAAAACTTCTATAGCTCATTCTTCTGTAGCTTGCTCTAAGTCTTTAGGCTTGTTGACTGCGCGTGATTTTTTATTATTGCCTTGCGCTTTAATAATACCACGAGCAATTAAGTGATCTGCATAATCTGGGTTAAGATCAACTACATTTCCACTAGTAAAAGAACGACCATCTTTTGCTACGCCGTCCTTGATAACTTCATACTTCATATTTAATTTCCTTAAACTACTTAAAGGGCGGGCAAGCAATCTTACCCGCCCCATAGTAGTTAACACTTATTGGCTTATGCCATTGTGATACATTTTACAGCTTCGCTTTGTGTAAGCTCACCGTCAACTCGCATTGAAGCTTTCAAGCCGATTTGGCCGTTAGCTGCATAGAGTTCATCCAAACGTTGTAGTTGGAAACCTTGACGCCAAGCAATCCAATAGTAAGATAGATCGCCAAAGAGAACAGGCTTCTTACCAGTTGCAGTATCTTCACAATCGTCACTAATAACAACAGGTCGACCAAGCAACAAGTCTGGGGTTCCAGCTTGTACAGCTGGTTGCCATAGATATTGGTTGTCGCCATCTTTAAGTTGTCTAATTTCTTTTAGTGTTGTTGTGTTGAATAGCCATGAACCATTTGATCGATAGCTTTCTTTTAACGAGTAAAAGAGTTGGATCATTTCATCTAACGTTACTGCAGTTGCTGAAGCAGCGGTTAGCGCAGAAGTTGCGCCATCAGTTACGCCTGTTGGTTTGCTAGAACCGTCACCATTAACAAAAGCAGCCTCGAGAAGCTGGCTGAAGCGGCGACCAAAGTTTTGAGCAAGATAACCTTCAAGATTAACAACAGAGTCAGCTAAAAGTTCTTCTGAAACTTTGATGATAGTTGTAGCTTTGTAAGGTGTTAAAGTAATTTGACCAAACGCCGCATCGCTGTCATTATAAGCGGCTTCTTCGGCTGTCCAGGCTGCAGCTCCTAAGCTGCTTTCTGTTGGGACAGTAATATCGCCAGAAACATTTACAACTGTTGCTTGAGCAGTAAAGCCCATTGCATCGTCCATTGTTTCTACGATCAAGTCTTGAAGTGAAGCTTGATCGGCAGCGACGAGCGGCGCTAAATAACCACCTTCACTGTTTGTACCTTCTTGCAAAGCACGAACTTCTGAACCGTACAACGCATGTTTGCCGCCGCGAAGATATTTCATAAACGCGTCATGATATTCCGCGCTAGAAATGCCTTTAGGCTCTTCTCTAATTTCTGGTTTTGAAACAACCATTTCTGATTGCTTACCAGCTGAAGCTTTAAGATGTCGTTCTTCGTTTTGAATAGCTTCTAATCGATCGATGTCAGATTTTAGAACATCTGCATCGTTCAGCATGGTATCAACCTGTGAACGTTGCTCTGCATCGAGTGTAGAATTGCTATCCATAATTGAACGAGCATCTGCAACTAGCTTGCAGCGTTGTTCTCTCATTTCTTGTATGTTAGACATATCTATTCCTCTGGTAATAATAATTTAAAACAGTAATCCTTGCAACGGCAAAGCTAAAAAGCCAACGGGCTCATAACAGTATCGTAACCAAGCTTGCTAAAAAACAAAATAACATTAGAGCTGGCCGCGCAATTATTAAGTATCTATCCCAAAACAACATTTACATTAACCAGCAGATTGAAAGTGCCATGCCACTGCTAACTAAAGAAATTGCACAATAGATAGATATTTCTTTAAGCCTTAACTTTGTTTTAAAACTCATTTTCTTGCTCAGCTAGTTTAAGTCTTAAATTCAGCTCAATTGTCTTGCCGACACTTTCCATATCTACATCAGATATTGCTTCATCTGCTAGATGCTTTTCTAAAGATCGTAAAGCAACCTCATTTCTAACGCCAACGCTTGTAGCTTTATAAGCAGGATTTGTGACTACAGACACATCAAAAAGTCGCGCTGATTTTATCGTTCGCACATCAGTACCATCCTGCTTTGCCCAAGCATCTGTCACGTTATAAAAGCCAAAGCTCATAGAAACTAGATCGCCTCTGCGAAGAAGCTCTACTACATCGTTACCGTCAGTTGTATTAGGAGGATCAATTTCAATTCGCAATCCATGATCGTCTTCCCAAACTTTCAAAGTTCCTGAGCCTCTACGGCCTAAGATTTTATCGTCATCATGATTGAATAAAGCATGGACTTCATCATTGTCATTTAAAGAATCAGCAAAAGCGCCTCGATCAATCTTTTCTCGAAAGCCGCCTAAATCTTCAGACAAGCTATTGAATACCGCTGCATAACCAACGATCTTAGGTTTCTCTTCAATCTCGCCATTATCATTACGTGTACAAGCCAGGTTTACGTCTGGCGACATTCTTATTTCTTTATTTTCAACAGTCATTCTTTTTGCTCCAGTCAATAAGGATTTTCACACTATCAGAGCTGTTAAAGCTCTTTGCCCAATTATTACAAGCTTCATTTCTTTTTTCTACAGAGTCCATATCTTGTAACGCAACTTTCCAAGTTTCAACTAAATTATTAGCCATATCTTTTTCAGAAATATTTAAACGTCTACAACAAGGCTGTAAGATTTCTTCTATTTTGCAAATAAAGTTTTTATCTTGTTGGATTAACCAATCGTTCCATTCTTCATCTGAAACCTTCTCTGATTTTCTTACTGCTGCATTTCTTACAATTCCTACTGCTCGTTTAACAGAATCGATTAACCAGTCGTCACCTAAATTAGTTTCTACAGGCAAATCATCAGATCGATTTTCGTTTTGATCAATTACATTGCCTTCTTCATTAACTTCGCCAAAGTTCAAAGGCTGAATATAAGCATCACCCTTTTGCCCAATTGAGTTAAGGTTTTCTCTAGAGCGAATCTCGTTAACTGACATCCATCCGCTTTCTCGAGCAGTTTTATAAGCAGAATAGCGATCAATCGTATTTCCTCTTAAAGCCTCTTCAGCTAAGAACTCAGCATATATACTTCTGTCATCTTTTCCAATAAGCTTTCTAGTTATTTCTTGTTCCCATCTACGTAGCCATGGCATTAACGTGCCTTGCATATATTGGATTTGTTGCGATTCAATATTGCTATACGTAGCACGAGATAAATCTTGAATCATGTGCGGCGGCATTCTATAAATGCGGCAAATATCTTGTAATGCGTACTGTCTAGCTTCAAGCCACTG